CCGCACTTGCACCTGCGTGGGTTTCTGCACTTGCTCCTGCATCATCATTTCCCACACTTGCTTCTTCTGATACTTTTACTTCTTCTTTAGCCATTATTTTTCCTCCATCCATAACGAAGTTACCTTCGCATTTGATTTTATAAGTTCATCAATCTGATTTTGATGTGTCACTGATTGATATACAAGTAATCCAAACATAAACAAAACTATAAACCACAAACATGTAAAAGATATTAATACAAGATTTGATATTAATTCTTCTTCTTTCATTTATCCTCAAACTGATAATTAAAAGCCATCATTCCTTTTGGTTGTCCCTTGCTTGGAAGCATCTTTTTAAGAAACACCTGAATCATCATATCACTATTTGGTGACTTAAACTTGAATGCTGGTTTGTTGGGTTTCATTCTCATTTTAATATCATCAGTAGCATTAACTGGAAATTTTGCAAGTTTACGTTTCTTGATTTCATCACTAACATATTTGTCAAGTTTTCTGTCTAAACGCGTTTCTTTGAGATATTCTTTAAAATTTATCATTTATTCTTCTTATCCTTTATCAACTTTAATAAATCTGAAGTTGATCCAACATACAAATTATTATTAACTGATGTTGGTCCTGTTGGTGCTTTATTTGTTAATTCTTTTTTAACTTTTTGAAGATTTACCAATTTTTCATTAGTTTCTCCAAGATTTTTAATCAACTGTGAAGCAACTTCAAAATGTCTTGCATGTTCCGTCGATTTTGCTATTTCTAATAATTCATCTAATGCATCATGCCCCTTTTCCATTAGATTATAATAATTTTCTCTTGAGTATGTATAATCAGTTTTAAAATCCTCATCATCTGAATCTACTGTTAATCTTTTTTCTGCCTTTTCTGGAAGAGTTGTTATTGGATCTTCAACCAAAACTTCCTGAACTAATTCTTTTACGTCCATGCTACATCGTCTCCATCAAGTGTTAAACTACACCCAAAATCGTCATCCATCGCCGCATCCTCTGGTTTGGGTTTTATTCCAAGAGTTGCAGTTGTTTGTGTTGATGTATTTCCTAATAAATTTACGTCTGTAGATTCTAAATAAAGTGTTTCTGAATCTTCAGTTATTACGTTATTAGTTGTAAATGCAGTACTATCTTCCATAAGAATTGCATCTAAAGAACCAATATCTGGAGTCTCTTCTCCCGCAACATTCTCAGGAACTATCAATGAAATAGTCATCTCTTTAATTGGTTTTCCAGCAGTCGATAATTCTGGATACATAAAACTTTTCATTGTAAATTGCATATCCCATGATAAAGTTCTTCTAGTTTCAAAATCTCCATCATACGCATCTGTATAGTTAACAGAGTTTAATATAATAGGACAATCGACTGAAATATCCATTAAAGGCACAGTTTTAATAGTTACTGTAAAATCCGGTGTAAAATTTGGTAAAATCTGTTCAACAATTTGGGCGGCATCTTCTGCATTTTTTGCTAAAATTGCTAAATCAAAAATAAAATTATAAGGAACAGGATTATATTGTGTTCTTAATGTTCCAGATATAGAAGAAGCATTCTTACCAATAGTATTCAATTTTCTTGTTCCATCATACATTATCTGACTCATCATAAACCCAATTCTAGGTAAAATTAGTGCTGGCCTTCCTGAAAAAGTGGGTTGTGCAGCAATTCTAACCATAAATTTTTGTTTTGGTCCATAAGCAACAGGAATCTTTATAGTTTCAAATACAACATTATTTGAATCGACCCTTTTAATTGAAATATCATTAAATAAAGAACCAAAGGCAACAACCATTTTTCTGATTGTTTGATGATATGTTGATGTTCCAAACATTATATGTTACCTTCAGAAAATGGATCTCTATCAGAGAAATCAAATATTGAATCACTTTCAGTTTGAATACCTAAATTATTCGCCAGTGGATCTGTTAGAATTACCAGATCATCTGGCACTGCTGTCATAGACCAAGCTGCAGCACTTGATGCACCAACAACATCATATGCTGTAGTAATAGTGCCAACAATATTTCCAACTCTCAAAGTTTTTGTAGTAGCATTCCAAGACATAACTTTCATCGAGGTTTCTCCCGCCGTATAATTTCCTGATCCTGAAGTAAATACCAAGTCCATTGAGTATCCATAATCCACTTCAATATCATCGATTGCTGAAATACCAGTATCGATATCCTCATGACTGTACTCAAACGTTTCACAAGTAAGAGTAAATATTGGAAGATTCCCCAACTGATAAAATACCTTTTCGTGTTCAACAAATCTAACTTCAAATAATTTATCATTTAATGGAAAATATATTAAATCTCCTTCATATGGTCTATCAAGTCTTCCTACTATTTCTTCATCTTTCCACCGTCTTTGAGCAACATCTAAAATTACTTGATCTCGTATTTCAAGGCCAAATTGTCCTACCATATCACCTTCACCACTAAATCCATCAGTTGAATCTATATACATTTCTATTATATGTGCTCCTGTAAATTTAGAAGCGACGTCTTCACTATACAAATTATCTACTGCGACTGATGTTCTAGGCAGATAACTTATATCTATTCCATGTATTTTAATCGATTCTTCTACCAAATCATTCATTAAATTTTGTTCTGGTTGAAAATCAACGTTTTGAAAATATGTAGATACTGGCATTTATTATCCTACTGCAAAGTCAACGGGGAACTGGTATTTTCCTTCTAAATCTTGTAACAATATTTCTATATTTGATTTAGCTTCATCTAAAATTCTTCCACCATCTAAAGTGGTTCCTCCAGGCAATTGTGTACCTTGATACTTAATTAAATTGTTTCCCCATTGTTTTCTAAACAATTCTGTAGTATATTGTTTTAACCACATATCATTAAAAACATCTGTATATGTAGTTGGATCAACGATTTGTACACATTCCGCGACTAGGTAATCTCCCACATTAAATTCCTTAGACCAATCAACGTCAACATATAATCTATCTTGATGCCTTGAAAATCTCATTCCTGGTTTCCCACTAAATACTTCTTGAAGTACTCCTAAATGTTGTTGTACTTGATAATATGATACAATTGAAGTTTTAGTCAAATCATAAATATCATTTAAATATAATTGATATCTAACATCAAACATGTTCTTTGTTGATCCACTATCCAGAGGAAAAACGGCCATAACACCAATAGTTGCCTCTGTTAATGTAACGTATTCGTTATCAATGTCTGTTTGTGATATTTCGTGTTTTAAATATGTTTTAATTGTGGCATCTGCATGAAATTCTTGATACATTTGAAGACCTTCTTCCAATCTATCTTCAAGTTGATCGTTTTCAACATTGATCTGAATAACAGGTTTCCCCAATGCCCTTAAACAATACTCTTTTAATTCTATTCTTGACGCTGGTTGTGTAGCTGACATAATGTTCCTATAACGGCGTTAATATATGTTATATTAACTATTTAGTAAGGTGAGTTTATGGAAATTTTGATTACTGGACACAATGGGTTCATTGGATCCAACCTCTACAATTATCTTAATTCATACCATAATATTTATGGAATTGATTACCCAAATGATCTATTAACTGCTCCTTTACCCAAAGTTGATTGTGTAATACATTTAGCCGGTTCAACAGGTGTCAGAGAAAGTCATAAAAATCCTAAAAAATATTTAGATAATAATATAAAAACAACTAAAAGAATATTTGATCACTATAAAGATACAAAAATATTATTTGCTTCTACTTCTTCTGTACAAGATCTTAAAAGTCCATATGCATGTTCCAAATATGCATGTGAACTTATAGCCCCCAAGAATGTTGTTATTATGAGGTTTTTTACTGTTTGGGGAGATTATAAGTATAGAAAAGATATGTTATATGGATTAGCCATAGAAGGTAAATTAGACTATATTACTGAACATAAAAGAGATTTTACTCATGTATATGAAGTTTGTAGAGCTATTAAAATATTGATAGATAAGGGAGTTAGTGGAGAAATTTATGAAATTGGTCACGGAAAACCAATATCCCCCCTTGACTTTTTGAAAAAGATAGGGTATAATAAGGTGTTACCGTTTAGGAAAGTTGAAGGTGAATCTAATATAACTTGCGCAGACCCAACTAAAATAGAAGAATTGGGATGGTAAAAGAATATTTTAAAAATGATTGGAAGCCTGATTGGGGTAAATATTCTTATAGCGGTTGGGAACTTCTAAACAAAATATCAAATAATGAAACCATACTTGATATAGGTTGTGGTTATAATTTCTTTAAAGAACATTATGGTGATAAATTATATGGTATTGATCCTGCCAATGACAATGCAGATGAAGTAATATCTCTTGAAAATTTTGATGCTGATGACAAACAATGGGATGTGGTTTTGTGTCTTGGTAGTTTAAATTTTGGTTCTGCAAAGGAAGTTGAACCACAAGTACAAAAGGCGGTAAAATTAACCAAATCTGGTGGAAGATTATATTGGAGACAAAATCCAGGACTAAATGATCATCGTTGGAAAAATCAAGAAAATATTACATTTTTTCCTTGGACAATCGATTTGAACTATAACTGGGCAAAAAAATATGGATGCTCAGTTATAGAGTGTAAAT